AAATCGGTTCCAAGTTGAGCGCACATTCTGATCAAACAGAAGCGTTGCGGCCATACGTGAAATCTCTTTCTTGAGATAAATGACTAACCTACGAACATTAATTCTATCCAAAGCGGAATGGGTTATTTGTAGAGTCTTCTGTCCAAAGACCACAATACCTTCTGCCGGGAAAGAAGCAATTGGATTAATATTTGCTTCATAGAGAGTGTCACGCTCTTTGGAAGTCAACTTCTGGGTTACGCCCACTACTGGAATTCCAGCAGCGTTGCGAGCAGTCAGACCGCCTCTGGTGAAGCCGGCTGGCGCGAACCAAAGATCCGAAATCTTCTCACTGTAAGCCAGCACACCATACATTGCCACTGAGGGAGGAGCCCACAAAGTGGATCCATTAATGGTGTCTCTAATTTGCACCCATGGATAGTACGTGGCGCCGTAACTAGTATTAAGTTTTAGGTTGTTTCGTACATTATTAACTGCCGTAGTAACGGTTCCTACTCTATCTTTATTAGAATCCGTATTCTCTGCGCTAGGTGTATAAACGTTTGGAATATCAATAATTGACAGTGCGTCACCACGATCTTCACACATTCTAATAAGCGCAGTATTAAGAACGTTATTCGTAAGACCAGGCATTGCTGCAAGATTGTAATCAACAACTTCAGGATCTCTCAAACTATCAATAGCAACCTTTACGGAGTTGATAGCATAACTTGAGACCTCGGTGTAAGAATCAGATAATGCTCGCGTGTTATTGAATGGATCTCTCTCTGTGATGTCAAGTCCATCAAAGCCGCCATGGAGACATGTCGTAAATTTGTCGAAGCCTGAATCCAAGATGTTTGTGTAAGATACAGTAGAGTACCCTCCGCTGCCGGCGCCTTGAGATGCAGTATGCGCTGTATAGGATGATCCTTCCGCACGAGATCCAGACTCCCAACAAACATTTGCAGCATATTTGTCATTATCATGCTGCGAATCTATTGCCGTGTTTCTGATGTCGTCCAAGGAGAAAATCCAGGCATTCTCAGTGTAGTCACTATCAACGTTGATGCCGCTAATGTCGTCTGCTTTGGTTCTTAAAACATCCCAAACGGACTTATCAAAACGGGTACCCTTGTAGGTGGTATCAGCACCGAAGTATGCTCCTTGCGGACTTGTAGCATAGCCTTCCGAAGAACTAATTCGTTGGCGAAGCTTGGGGAACTCCCAAAGAGCAGACACGCCTTTGCCGGCGTCGTCGCTACCGGTTGCAAGAAACTCGAAGTCGAGGCCTTTTCCTGCAAAGGAATCAGTAACTACAAACGTTCCGGTGTTAGAGGTAGTCATGATGTTATTGTGGTTCGTGCCGGCATCTCTCTCCGTTAAGAGACTTCCAGAATTTGCAAAGCCTTTATATCGTGGATGGCCATAAACACCGAAAGGTAGAAGGCGGGCGTCAGTGGCGCCGCGATCAACGTCCTCGTTCATGGAGATATATATGTAATCAGAAACGCCGGGGTGAGTACCATAGGTCTTATATTTTCTGTTTCCATCATCCCACTCAATGTATGTATCGCCCATCTGTCTGGCGACATAGTTGTCTGATGCGGGATTTAAATTACACTTATCATAGCGCTCTAAAATAATCGGAGCCGCATCCGTATCTTGAATATCCCTAACAAGAACCGTAAAGGTACCATAATCATCAAAGTCGGTGGGTGATACTTGTAGGTCTTGTATAGAAATCTTAACCTTGTTTTGTATTTGATCGCCATAACCACGCTTTGCAATAAATCTAAATAGTTTTTGCATATTAGTGGTTTTGTAGTTTTCAAAATCAGTGGTTAAATCTTGACCGAAAAACCAGCCGGTGTGTGCATTTAAGTTTTTCGTTGAGGAAACTCTAAAGTTACCACCGTTGATGGAATCATCTGGCACACCAAGAGGCCAAATTATACCCCAGGTTGTAGCAGCTACGGATCCGGAAACCCCCGAGTCGCCATTTTTAAATGTATCCAGATTTCCGTCATATGTTTCTCCCAGCCAATAATTTACTGAATTGGTGGAAATGTTTGTGTTCGTAAGAGTTGGATTGGTATTAAACACCTTCCTAATGTATTGAGGGGAAGAGGGGGTGAAGTTAAATTCGGTATTAATAACCTCGTCTGCATCGACGGCTGCGGAGCCATTTTTAATGATAGCCTTGAATTGGAGGGACGTATCTACAGCCTGGAAGAACTGACCAGAACCGGTCATGCCGGTGTCGCCGGCGGCGTCAGTGCCCGACAGTTCGATTGAGCCAGAATTTAGATAAAAGACGGCCGCTAATGTACCTTGGGCATCAATAGTGCCAACCTCGGTGTCATATAAGCCAGTGCCGTCGTTGAAGTCCATAGACGAAGTGCCATCAACTAGCCAGAGGCCAAAGGCACCTCCGTTTGTCTCACGACTGTCCGCTGTAGTTGCATTCGTTGTTCGCCATCCGGCAAAGCCTGAGACGCCGGCGTCAGTGTCTCCGGAGGCGCCGTTTATTGTTTGTCCGGTGAGTCTTACAAATGTTAAAGGAGTGCTATTTGCCAACCATGCTTGCGCAGCATACACGCCATAGGTAGGAGCAGAAACATTGGCACCCTGGTACCACAGATCCCTGCCTGACCCGCCGCGAGCAGGATTACCAAAAATATCAATAAATTCAGAAAAAGAATTTACCCTGACTGGTTGTAGGGCCGGCCCTTTGGCTGAACGACCGATAACTACGGGCCCAACAGCATCTGTTAGATTAGGGACACCTGAGTTGTCGATTTCGTTAATAAAAACTCCGGGAGAGATAAACTTAAACTTTTTAACTGACATTGACTTTTCTCCTTTATAGAACACACAATATTCTCTAATAAATAGTAAGAAGTGTGTCTAAAAACCTCTTTAATGATTTATTCTCTATAAAAACCGCTGTTGGGGTCAAACTGTTGGATATCTCCTACGATTACTCGTTCACGAGGAATTTTTACTTCCACAGCATTCTGGCGTTTAATGAATTTCGGTCGTTCGCCATTTTTTCCTTCACCAATTACATATCCTAATACCTCAAATGTGATGTTAGACTGATAAGAACGCTCCTCGTCTGTGAATGAAGCGACATTGTTCACTTGAGACAAATCAGAACGTAAAAACGTTTCATATGAGTGGCCATTTCTATTAATTTTGAATGAATTGATGGCGCCCCCTAAAGTGGCAATCGGTTGCAACATATGATTCATCTGTTGAACGTATTCAGTCCTCAGTGTTACTACATAAGTCATACTTACGTAAACTGGTATGGGCATTGATATGGTTTCATAAACGACTTTTTTGTTTACAGCGGGTCTGCCAAAATTATCCCGTCGCGGGAAATAGGCTTGTCGTTCCGGTGTTCGGACAGCATCACTAGTGGTACTAAACTTCTTTCTATTGTCTACAGCTGCATAATTGTTGGTTTTATCTGAAACGATTCTTCTAGCTATCGTGATTCTACTACCATGGCGTGCATCCATAAAATTTAGAGTGGAACCATAATAGGCGCCCTTCTTGATTAAATCTTTGGAAACTGTTGTCCTCTCAATACTTATAATAGGTAAAATTAAAGTTCCATCTAGGTCTCTTAGTTCTTTTTTCTCTTTGGAGAAAAAGGCTCTCTCCGCAGAAGCCCAAACAATAGGTACTTTCTTCCATCCTTTATTAGTTTCTGCGCGTAAGTCTAGGCCATCATTCATAAAATCATAGAAAGCGTGATCAATATTTTCAAAACCAGAAGGCTCAATAAGCTGTTCATCTATAATACTATTAGCATCTGGTATTCCGGTATATTTATAATCAACTGGCATCGAACAATCCCTCTCTGGCCTTTAAACACTTTGCTTCGGCTTCAAATACTCGTTCCCAGCCGGCCCATGCTTGACCAAACAGCTGACGAGGATCATTAATACTCACAATTTCAAAGTAATCTTCTCCATATAGCACAAAATCACCTTCACGAATATATAAATTTTGATCTTCTGTTAGTCTTCTTCTGTGAAACTTTACATTAATAGATAATCGCTTATCAATACCTACGTTTGTTGTCGTAGATGCATAACCAAGCCACTCCACCAGTGCATATACTCTAATTGGAGGTAAAAAATTCTTATTAATGGCTTCTCCGTATAAAGGATGAAAATTGCTGTGCTCTATACTTATAGGATAATAAATTATTTCTTGGCCGATAACTCGTTCAATTAATTCATCATTGACCTGTTTTACAAGATCTCTCTCCTTCTTCCCCAAAAACATGGGAGGGGGAGGAGAGGCCGGCTGTGTCCACTTGTTTTCATCAGCCATTCTTCATTACCCCACAAATACCCGCATAGGCATTCTCTCTTGCACTTTGTTGATAGCATCAGTGAGTTCAACGTCAGACTGAGCTATTTTTGTATATGTTGTTTCATCAAGTACCGTTTTTAATTCTTCTCTAAGTTTTTCTTGTTCTGTCTGACCTTGAGAAACTAATGAGGGCCCATCTAAAGTTATAGAATCTCCAGGAATAGGTATCGTTGTAAATTTACTTCTAATATTGCCCAATGTTTCTTTGCTCAAGGCCAGCGCAAACCTACGTATCCACTGTTTACCAATCGAATTGATATTATCGTATGGCGTGTTTTCGAATGGTAACGTATTCATATTGTTAATACCACTCGTTCCAGTTAATTTATCAGAAGATTCTTCCCATGGCTCCGCATCAATATAAAACTCAATCCAATATTTACCAGGACTTACAAGAGTTAAGTTTGGAAATAATCTTAACTTATTATTTTTGATTTCATAAGAATACTGTGAATTTCGGGTATATATAGCGTCTTCAAAGGCCATGGCCTGTGCTTTGTTTTGCCA